ACCATGAAATCACGGAGCAGTTTCTTATGTACAGGCACACGTTTCTCAGTACGGTTACCTTTGTAGGGTAGGGTAACAGCAACCTCGTCCCTGAAGTTGCCCTTACCAGTTAGGTAGATGATGCTGGATGTGTAGTGGTCAGATAAATCTACAACCATCTCAGACAGGTAGTTGTCTAGGGTCTGCACTGCAACGTCTTCACTCTCCTCGTCACAGGCAAACCCCACACGATACACCAGCATATCACCATCAATGAGTATCACAGAGCTTCCATCTCTTCTACTTCTGGTGAGTACTCAACAACCTCATCAATTACAAGACGCTTGAGTGTGGCACTACGACCCTTCTTCTTGAGGTACTCCCAATCGTAGTATCCGATAAGGCACTTAGCTTTAGAACCATTACCCACCACAACCCCTGACTCTGGGTCATCCATCTCATCTCGTGGGGTGCGGCCCTTGATGAGCAACTCTGTACCGTCTGGGTTAAAGGCTCTGTACTTGTTGTTGGATTTGCAGGTAATGAATTGTCCACGCTCATCCCCCTTGTTGTTAATAGTAAGACCCATATCTTCTAACGCAACAACAGCAGCATCAGAAAGGTTACATAGATCAACAGTAAACTTACCAGCCAACTCATTCTTGTGAGTCAGGTTAGGCCAGAACAAATCACACTTGATCATTACGTTGGGTGCTTCATTAGACATAATAGCATATCTCCTGCTAGTTAAACTTACCCTAATATTATACCACATAAAATAGAATTGTGCTAGTGGGTATCGGCCCAACTATTACCAACCCTATACTCTCCGTCCAACGGACAGTTCAGTTGCAGGACTTCGCCTGCGAATACCATTGCGTTAACACAAGACTTACCAATGAAGTCTGCGTCTTCTGGTTTACATTCTATCTGCCACTCATCGTGTACCTGTGCGACCAGCTTGAAGTTAACACGTTCCAGTAGGTCATACAGTATGACGATGGCTTGCTTCATCACCACAGCGCCGGCGCCCTGTAGCAGTGTGTTCAGTGCGGCGTGTTCTGATCGTACACGTATGCGTCTACCATCAAGACCAGTAAGGAATCCTGTCTTAGCATCTGCCATAGTCTCGTTACGTAAGTCAGCCAGTGATGGTGTGTTCTCTAGGAACGCTTGCTTCAACCTCTTACCATGAGCAGCACTACCACCTACGATGCTACCTATCTTGGCATCACCTGCACCGTACAAGAACGCATAGATAAATGTCTTGGCATCGTCCCTGTTATCTAAGCCAGCGGCTATACGGTTGGCTGTGTGTATGTCACCTGTGAGTATCTCGTTGGTGTACTTATCGTCGTTCATATAATGAGCCAGCATACGTAGCTCAAGACCACTAGCATCAGCACCAACAAGAACACGACCATCAGGAACAGTGAACAACTCACGACACTGCTTACCGTACTCAGCCCTTACAGCAGGAACTTGAGCCATGTTAGGTTGTGAGTGTGCCATTCTTCCGGTAACCGCTCCAATGTGACGTACTCGCCCATGTATTCTGCTACCTTCTCCAACTGCTTGAATCCACGAATCAACTTGTGACGCTCGCTTTTGACAGAGAAGATAACGGAGGATAATCTTTGCCTCGGGAATGTCATTCTGCTTTTTAAGCGTAGCCTCATCGACCTTCGGTTTTCCTGACGGAGTGAGTTCCTTCCACACTGCACCTTTGCTAGTAAGACGATCTGCGATTTGTTGTCTACTACCGACATTGAATACCGTAACTTTGTCCTTGAGTTTCTTACCTGTTTTATCACTGATCCTTTCCTCCACTATGGGTGGGAACACACGTTGTAGATCACTCTCAATCCTGTGCATACGGGTAGTCAGTTCTTCATACAGATCAATAGCTTTCTGTTTGTTGAACTCAAACCCGTTGTCTTCCTGATCCTTACAGATAAACGCAACACTGTGTTCCAGATCCACGCAGTGCTTGGTAAAACCAAACAGTCTCATCTGTTGTAGTAACGCATCGTGTAATCTTTCAGTGACATCCACATCTCTTTTACAGTACGCCACCATCTCTTCAGATAGCTCTGTCCAATCTGTATGCTCACCTTTAGGGAAGCCAAGTCTATTTCCCCAAGCAGCGAGGCTGTGACCACCATCCAGATCGGGATGAAAGAGACGAGAAAGAACCAGTGTATCCACAACTCTGTCTTGATCAATGCGTATAGACCATAGCCTGTTAAGTACAGGAAGATCATACCCAATAAGATTATGCCCACAAACCTGTCCACCACGCGCCAGTTCATCGACTAAACTCCTCCTAGATAAGTGGGTCAAGTGAGCTTCGTTCGGTCTCTTGGTAACCACGCAGTGTACTTTCGTAGGGTTCAGGCCGTCTGCCTCTATGTCTAAGAACACAGTATTCGTAGTAGGCGAGATCAAGTTTCTGTCTTTCTGATAGTTGACTACCACCATCCCTCATCTCCTTGTTCTGTTCCTGTGTCATGATCCAACGTCCCATCTTCGACATCTCGTATCTCCTCTAGATCACTAAGACTAGCATAGTCTATGTTACCTACCGCAGTCAAGTCATCCTCAACTAAGAAACGACTACACTCGTTACACATATCAACGAACTCCCCACTCCCGCTGAACTTCTTGGTTAGCTCGTAGTCTGTCATTATCTTATCACAAGCAATACACCTCATTCAAATACCTCAGTGAGCCTCCCTGTTTCTTTGTTGTACATCAACGCAGTAGCTGGCCCTGTCATACCGCTGAACCTGTTCTTCAGTACACGCACGTTGGTGGTGTTACGTACCATAGGATCCTCTGCTTGTGCATTACGTTCTAATCCTAACACGATGTCACTGAGTTGGGCAATGGCGGCACTACCACGTAGCTGACCAAGGCTGGTGTACGCACCGTCCTCATGTCCCTTGCCTTCAGGTCTACGTAGGTGTGACACAATAAACATAGCCACACGCATCTCCTGACAGAACATGCGTAGCTTGGTCATGATCTCGTCAATAGCCTTACGCTCGTCACCGTTCTCCTGATCTGATACCAGTATTGATATGTGATCCAGCACTATGTACTGCACACCCAGTACCTTGATCTGATAACGGAACCTAGCCAACACGTTCTCTATCTTGTTGGAACCAAACGTATCCCATAGCACAACACGGTCGTCAAGGTTGAGGCTATCAAACACTTGGTCTACCTCAGATGGTGAGTAGTCACAGCCCGGTAGGTGTATAGGTTTGTTGATCTGTAATCCTACCAGACCACGAGCAGTACGATCAGGTGTCTCCTCAAGGAACGCTAGTCCTACCCTGTCGGTAGTCTGAGACAAGATGGAGAACACTAACTCACGCATGAACGTAGACTTACCAAGACCAGAGCCAGCACAGATGGTGACTAGCTCAGTCGGTCTGATACCAAACGTCATGTCATCTAGTCCCTTGTATGGGTAGCGTACCTCTGCCTCTTCCAATGGTTTCTTCAGTGATTCACGCAGAGAACCCAGCATCACCATACCATCAGGTGTGTAGGTCTTAGCCGCCCACCACCGCTTGACAAACTCCTCCTTGTCACCATTCAACAGGTAGTCACACGCATCCTTGTGCTCACCATGATGGTAGATCCTAGACTTACCACCAAAGATATCAGCACACTCTAAAGCGGCAGAACGTCCATGTTCGTCATTATCAAAGCAAAAGATAATGTGATCATACTGGTCGAGGAACTCGTAAGCCCTTCGGCAATCAGCAGCAGCACCTTGAGCACCATTACGAATAGAAACAACAGGGTACTTGCCTCCAAACATTTGATAGGATGCCAGTGCATCGAACTCTCCCTCCACTACGGTTATGTACTGACCACCACTAGGGAACAGGTGCTGACCGTACAACCCTGCCTTCTTCCAGTCCCCACTGATCTTGAACTGCTTGTCTGGATACCTAGTCTTCACCGCCACTAGCTCACCAACAGGATCATGATATCCAAACAGAATGTTACCTGCTTTCTGTTGTGCTGAGTACGCCGCCATTGTGGTAGCTGTCAGACCCCTATCCTGATAGCCTCTGTATGGCTCTGTGAAGGCCGCTTTGTCGAACCCTGATGCTGGTACTACTCTCTCCTTAATGTCGCTCACAGAGCCTCCTGTGGCTTCTGACGGGGTGAACTTAGCACAGGCAAAGCAGTAACTAGATCCATCCTCATTGTATGACAGTGCATCACTAGAACCACAGTCATCACATTGCTGGTGCAGTTTAACAAACGTCATCAGTGTACTACCTCCGCATCTCCGAATATTTCATTGTATTTGGATAACAACTCATCATCAGAAAGCTCTTTTAGCCCGTCAGCTACTCTTGTTCTGTGAAAGTAAACAATCTCCATCAGTGTGACATGGTAAAGATCATACTCAATCAACTCTTCAATCATTTGTTCTCTAGTCATCATCCTTCTCCCATATTGTATCCCTCACTAAATCCCAAGCAGAAAGAATCTCATGCGTCTCATCAACAGTGTATTCAGTCGAGCCTTGCACTTTGTGAAACATAACAAAGTCAATCAACTCCTCTGCATCAATCAGATCATCAGTATCAAAACGCAACCACCACGATTTTGTTGTGTCGTTATCAATCTTCATACTATGTAGTTCCTATGTATTAGTAATAGTATTATTAATAATATTAATACTTAGTTATCTATATAGATTATTTTACCACACTCAGTGTTGAAGTGCAACCCTGTTTTCTCGGTCTTTTTTCGCATTAATAATACGTTCATTCAACTCGTCACTGTCCCATGAGGTAGTACAACAAGGAGATTCAAACACCTCTACCTCACCGTGTTCATACAGATCAGGGTGCAGGAACACTTCGTTAATAGCAAGCATATATTCTGGTGTTATGTCACACCACTGACAATCTATTAACTTGATCTGATATCCTTGGTCTTCGTATATCTCAGAGAAACCAAACTCCATGACACCGCTATCGCCATCTGTGTACAACACACCAACAGATGTGTACGACTCAACCGCATCAGCTTCATCTACGATGTCACCGTCATCGTCCACATAGTCAGTGTGTTTACGCACCATGAACTTAGCACCAGACAAACATTCAGTAAACTTGCTTAGGTGTTCTAAGTCATTGAATGAATACCTCTCTATCACTTCAAGTCTTTGTTCGTTACCATTCGCCATGTTTAATTCTCCTACTTTCTTCACCATGATATTGCTTGACTTCTATGTCAAGAAGACAAAGGAACTGATCAAGTTTCCCTGACCGTTTTAGTTTCCACAGTGCCCTGCGTTCTATGTTTTTCACTGATTGACGGGATATGCCTAATGTCTCGGCTATCTCCGTGTATGTCATACCATCTCTCATATTAAATCTCGATACCTCCAAAGATTTCGTTTAGTTTACGGTACACATTCTCTGTCCAATCGTTGTAACTGTAGTCAGAGATAACAACCATAGGCTCACGCTCTGACCCGTTGTTGTAGATCAACGAGAACCACCCACGACAGTTACCATCCTTGTCGTATGCTTCCACCTGATCTAGCTCAGTCTGTGCTAGGTTCTTTAGGATGTGTGCTTTACTGCTACACCCATGCACAGATAGCTCCTCACCATCCCACACTGACACCTTGCCATCATCACGCAGGCAGAAGTCAATCAACATCTGGATAACAGGACGCTCGCTTGCGCCTGCATACTCAGGTAACGCTGTATCAAATTGAACAATCATACTTCATCTCCATGATCACTATAGTGATAGTCTGCATTGCTTATCTCATCAGAAATAAGATCGAATATATAACTAGTGTTGATCCAATTAGTGATATCAACTCCACGCGATTTAACTGATACCAATTCAACTAAGTCCTCCTCGTCACCATACACAATGTATTCGATGGTTGCATACAGAGTCATCCATTCGCAGTCTAACTCCACATCCATCACCTGATTACCATACATACTAGCCGTGCCCATAGCATTCCTCCACGCCATCTGTTTAAGTAACTCTGATTGGCTCATAGCCTCCTCTCCTTCTGTTGTTGCTGTACGTGCTCAATGTCTCGCAGTTCTAATTCTCCCACGATTCCTAGCACAAATACAAGTGCTATTGTGGCAATTAAAGCGCTGATATGTTCTCCGATTGTCTCTGGCATGATGTTACCCTCTCTTTTTCTGTGAATCAAAATAATCGTCTAAGGCTTTACGCCATACGTCATCGCCAAACTTTATAGCGTATGCCATGTAAAGAGCGTGCGATGTGCTCACGATTGGCGAGTCATTCTTTAGCTTGTGAATGTACGCTTTTACCGCATCCTGTAGTGTCATGCTGTTACCCTCTCGCGTCAATGATGTTTTCTGCTGTGTTCTCTAGGTTGTAGCTTTGACAGACAAAGCCACCCCCAAAGTCTCGCCCACGGTACACTCTGAAGCCCTGAGCGTTGGCTAGTTTTTTGGCCTCGTCGTAATCAGACCCAAAGGCCAACCAGTGTATAACGTACCTCGGATTCCCGTAAACGTCGTTGTTGACTCGGTAAAAGTTATGCCCCAGCTTGAGGCGTGTATTGTGGTCAAGGTGTGCTTTGTTCATGGTTTAATCCTCGTTTCGTATGTTTCGTATGTTTAAAAGCTCTTATGTATGTCTCCCGCTCTCCAGATAACAGGGGATCAATCCTGCTATCTTTTGACGTAGGTTACACCCTACCGCCTCAGCTTAATCCCAGAGGAGTCTACAGCAAGCGTCAGCAGACAAGAGACATACTTAAAAACTCCGGTTGGCTTACCAGTGGACACCTTATAGATGCCCACCAGAAAGTCAACCCCTATTTTATTTTGGCGTTGGCGTATCCGTTGAGGCCATAGGTAACTCGCTCGATTTCTACGCCTAAACTATCGGCCGCATCTTGCATAGCGCTAGCAGGGCCATGAAATCCGTTGAAATAAACCTTTTGGGATAACTGCGCCTTTCCAATGGTTTTATCCATTGTCCAACTGACAACATGGCAAATGGCCCCGCCATCTTCTTTAGTCTGACAAAAAATATAATCCGTCATTTCTTTATCCCTCGATTTCTGTTGCCGCAAACAACCATCCATTGACCCGGATTAATTCCTGCTCGTCGTGGTCGAATGCAACGAATGTATCGTCCAGATCGGTATCAGGTGGCACTGATACATCTAACTCATGACCGTACATAGACGACAGAAAATATTGTTTCCAGCCCATGCGGGTGCAGTCGTTATCACAAGTTGGTCGGTTCATCTGTTTACCCTCGTTTGGTGTGTTGTGTTGCGTTGGTTTACCAGTGAGCACCTTACGCGATGCCCACCAGTAAAACAACCCCCTTTAATTTTTGAATTTGTATTCTGCAATGGTTTCTACAGGATCAAACGTATTGCTGTATCGTACCACCCGAACGCTGAATGTTTCATATTTTGAAACGTGCTGACCTAGCGCTTTACATGCTTCGAATCTGTTGTCATGCTGTGATTCTGCAAACCATGCTGACCAACGATTGTTAGTACGCTTGTATCTATATTCTAGTGTGTACATATTGAGTACCCTCCTTATGACTCCATAAATTTAGTGAATGATTCGTAGTCTTTTGTGTATCCGTTCAGGTGACATTTTTCTCTCGCTATCTGGAACCTATATTCGTCAATGTCTCGCATGGTCTGAACTACCTGATCATACGGTGCACTCTTATCGTAGGCATCGGCTTCGCCGTAGAATAGCTTTGCTATTACTCTGATTTCATTAATAGTCATATTGATTACCCTCTATATAGTTAATGTGATTACCATATGTGTATTCTCAGGCTGGCGTATCTGTCCCGTCAATGGGTTTTTGCATGTATTTTTATGGTAATTTGTCACAATAATGTAATGCTTTATAACTCTAAGCACAAACCGTGCCAACTTTGTTGAGAATCATTCTCATTTAGATGTTGAGGGTGTGATCTTCGTTGGTCTTCGTTGGGCTGTCGGAGGCTGTAGAAGCACCCACTCAGACTCTCATTCTTGCACATCTCCGCAATGCTATTGAGAATCATTATCATATCTGCCCTGGTGCTCTAATGCAAATGCGAATCATTATCATTTCCATTCTCATTTAGGGGCCGGGGGAGGGGTATTGCAGATGTCTGCGCGCGGGGGTGCTGCTCAGATACAAAAAAAGGTCAAATTAGGTTAGTATAATCCTAGTAAATTGTCCTTATTTATTAAAAAGTTAGTGCTTACTAACTAGTACGGTGTAAT